ATCTGATACAGTACCAAGAATGTAGTCTGAAATAGCAACTTCAAGAGATGATGTACCGAATTTTTTTATTCTTGAGTTTAAATGTGCGTTATTCTGAAAAGTAAGAGAAGAAGCATCAGAAGAGCCATGCGCAATAGGACGACCAATAGTAGTTGGGTCAGCTAAAACGATATCTTCTGATCCGTTAAATTCTGTTACTTGATACACGTTAGATAGAGGCAATCGAGAAATCATTACTGATGATTTTCCACCATCAAATACTTCTACATAATCATTAGCTAAAATTTCTTGCCCAATATAGTGTTCAACAACACCTGTTGCATAATTGATGATGTTAGAGAGACGTGCATTTTGAGTATTAGAAGAAATACTCAAATAGTCTTTAACTTGTGCAAGCGTAACATACGGGTATTTACCTTGATTCTCTTCTAAACGATCTACCATCTATTTCTCACTTATTTCTTTTTTGATTTCCACATAGAAGTTGGAGCTTCTTCTTCTACTACTTCGTCTGCTGCTTCTTCAACAACAGGGGCTGGTGCTGGACTAGAATTAACCCATTCAGCTACAAGAGCGTCAGTTTTTTCTGCGCTATAACCATTTACACGTAACCATTGACGAGCTGCTTCTGCAGTTGTAATATCACTTGGAATTTTAGACATATAATTCTCCTTATAATGAAAAGGGAGGCGATGACCGCCTCCCCCTGTGTAGTTCAAAGATGTTTAATCTAGGATTAACCAGCTTCAACAGTAACAGCATATGGGTACTTGGTAGCATCCAGAGCTGAACTTGAGTTAGTTGTAAGAGCTTTAAAGTCAATACGAGTGCTCATGTACATAGCAGTGACCTGCTGACGTGGTTCGTATTCACTCTCAATCTCGATACCGCGACGTTCTGCAATCATAAAGCCAGGCTTATAAAGCAGGACACCAAGGTCGTTGTTAGTAGTACCAACAACATCCAAGAATTCGGTGATTGCAATTGGGATACCGTAAACGGCGCCAACTGAACCAGTCAAGTAGGTAGCGTTTGGACCAAACTTGTCAACTGTCTGGAAATCAGAAGTTGTTACAAGGTTGTTATAACCTTCGATTGTGGTAAGGTACACAAGGTCATTACCAAGCTGAAGGCCATATTTACCAAGCTTTGTACGAGCTGCTGCGATATCTGAAGGATCAGCTTTATCATTAGCAGAACCTGTATCAACAGTCAGACCAGCACCGATATCACCAGTTAAGTTAGTGATACCTTCGATGACAGAAGCATAACCAGTACCAACGGTAATTGCGTTGGTTGGTGAAGCTGTAAAGCCTGACAAAGCACCTGTACCGCGAAGGATTGACTTGTCAATCGCACGAGCCAAGCGGCGAGTAGCAGCGGCACGCAAGAAGTCAAGCAGAGGAAGAACTGTATCTTCTTCTTCATCTTTTGCGAGGTGTGTGGTAGCCATGAACTTGTGTGGAGTAAAGTCCACAGAGCTGATGGTGTTCTGGTTTGAGGTTGGTACACGAGTTGCATCAGCGATACCTGTAGCGAATGTGCCAGAAGCAAACTGTGCAACATCACCATCGGTATCTTCGTCAGCGACTGGTACGCGGAAAGTTTTCGCATCAACAGATACACGGTTGAACAGAGGAGCAACTACGAGCTGCTGTTCCATTTCCGTGTAAATATTGCTTGAGAAGTTGCTAAGGAACTGATCAACAGATGTAACAGCTTTCATACGATTACCAATTTTGGTATCGAAAACGTCACGCTTGTTAAGCATTTTAGCAAGCATTACAGCATTAGCCATTTCTTTTTCAGAGAACTGCTCTTTACGAGACTGTTCTTGGTAATGCATTTTTGAACGCTGCAGAGCGTTAATTTCATCCTGGTATTTAGCCATTTGTGCTTTAAGTTCTGCAACTTCTTCAGATTCTTTTGGGGTATATGCGGATTTTTCGTGTTTAAGAATCTGCATATCTTGAGCGTCTGACTCTTTCATGATAGCTTCACCGGTCTTTTGTACCAGTTCTGCAACTTGAGGCTCAGACACTTCAACTACAGGTGTAGCTTCTTTTTTGACTTCGATATTTGCTTCTTTAGCAACAGTATCGAGGTCGATTGTATCTACGACTTGGTCAGCCATGTTGTCGTTCTCCTTTGTAGAATGATCGTGAAGCTCATTAGTCAGACTTTCGTTAGAAACCGTGTCTTCACTTTTTTGAATTTGATTTGATTGTGAAAGATCATCTGCATTCACATTAAGAACATTATCACAATCATTGCCTTCTGCGTCAACCTCTAAAAATTTATAGATTGGCGATTGGGCGGTAGCGATTTTTGCGACCTTGTACATTTTTTCATTATAATTTACAAGGTCTCCATTTTGAAGTGAGTTTGCGTCTGCGGAAAGCAAATTAACAAACGGGATAGACTCATTAGGATCACGAGATACAAACTCGTCTTCTTCTGAATCATCCTTCTCCATCTCGTCTTCAATAGCTTCCTCGGCGTTAGCTTTGACTTCAATCTCGTCAGTATCTGCTTTTTCCTCAATATCTTCAACAGTTTTTTCTTCTGTTGCTTCTACTTCAGTTTCAGCAGTAACTTTAAGTTCTGTTGTATCAGATTTTTCTTCTACTGAATGACCACCTTCTACGATGGCTTCTTCAAGAGAAGTTTTTTCTGCAACAACTTCCTCAGATTTTGAGTTACTCATTGCTTCCTCCTCGGTTGGAGACATTGGACGTTCGTTTATAACCTCGCCCTCCTCCATGTTGTGGACTGGAACACCAGACATAGTAATATCATGTGTATGACCTTCGGCCTCCAACACAACACCACCAATGATTTTATGAGCATGGTTTTTCATGTGCGATGCGTAGGTCGTTACACCATTACCATTTTCGTCCATTTCGACTGTATGGTAATGACCGTTGCTCATATCGGTGATTCCTGCTTTTATTTTACGCATCATTTTTACTTCTTCTTCAGAAGCTGTTTTTAAAGATTTTTTAAACTCGTTGTATTCATCTTCATTGTCAAAAGATTTACGAATCGAAAATAATGAATCTTGATTGCAAGGTACAGACACAACTGAAATTTCTAACAGTTCAACATCTGTGATTAGCATAGAATCATCTTCACGATTATATTTACCATCTTTTACTCTGAATCCAACGGAAAAGCTCTTAAGAGCTCCATCTTTAATGAGTGTTTGAACGCCATGATTTTTTTCAGCAGCGTCACTCACAGTTCCTTCAACATAAATGCCTTTCTTATCAACCTTAACTTGATCAAATCGACCAATAGGACAATCGTGCTTGTGTTGATATAGCATTACTGGATTACGAAGAAAGTTACTAACTCCCTTTGCCCAAGCTTCTGCTGTAACTACATCACCAGCACGGTCTTTAACGATTGTGTTAGCATAACCCGCAATTTTAAGGCCACGAGCTTTTTTAGAAATGCCTTTAGTTTCGAAAGCACTGTTAAGATAAAATGTTTTATTCATTTGGTACTTCCTCATTAATAGATTCCTCAGACGAGGGTCTTCCACCTTGAGTAGCGTCTGTAGCGCTACCTGTGATGTTTTGTGGTACTCTTATGTTATCATTATTTTCGAGTTTTGGAAATCTTAATCCTTCACGAGCTTCATTTGGGGTGATAATACCCGTATTTACCAGAGTAGAATAATAAACTGCCTGTGTTCTATTATCTGGTTGAAGTGCTGGGACTGAAAGCTTATCTGGACGAACTGTTACTCCGCCATTAAAGAAATGCTGGAATGCAGAACAAAATTGAGTTAACATAGGTAAAATAGTATGTTGATAATACAGCTTTTGGTTAGCATCAATATTAGCGTTATTTCCTGATTTTAAAAGCACATAAGGTACACCAAGAGCTTTAGACATATCTTGTTGAATACGTTCAATTGAGTTTTCAAAGTCTAGTTGATCAAACGACTTTGTTGAAAATTCGTCAATCTTTAGTCCACCGTCTAAAATTGCTGGATTACGAGCACCATCAAAAAGAGTTGTATAGTTAGATCTCCAAGATTCTAATAGACGCTCTTTAACACGTTTTGAAAGAATATTATCAGTTGTAAGAACAAAACCTGGAAGAGCATTATTCTTAAAGAATTGACGCTGAAACTTGATCATGTAAAAATAAAGTTCCATTAAATTAAGAATTGGTTTAAGTTTTGATGTGCCTCTAAAAATTGAATTTTCATTCTCATTCATAACATGAATTATTTCTTGTGGAGCAAATTGAATAGATTCAGACTTACGTGTTTGAGCACCTCTTCCAAAACCATAATAGTCACTTTGTTGTTGGTTTGATACTATATAGTTATAATGAGAAACAAAAGTTTTTGAGTCTGGAACTACTTCCACATCATTTGCTGGGAGAAGATAGAGATCTGCCCCATCATAATAAAAGAAAGCATTACCATCTAAGTGAAAGTCTAGAAAAGCACGCCTAAAAAATCTAGCTCGATCCTCAAAAGGATTAGGTTTTACATTAAGAATCTTATTTACTTTTTTTGAAGCACCGCCATCAACTATGAGTGGAATCTCATTCATAGCGTTAATATTCATTTCAACTGCGCGATGAACAACCTCAATCTCACGATAAGCTTGTTCAAAATCTACAATTGTTTCTGGGAGTGCAAAAGGCTCTAAAGAAGAAATTGAAGGCTGTGCAGGATTAAGTTTCTCTGCTGCCCACTCTCTCCAAGTCTTTCTATTTTCATCTTCCATGCTTGTCTCTCTGAATATCTAACCAATTTTTAATTTTTGGTGCTAAATGATTTGAATATCTTTGACCATAAATAGTATGTAAACGCACATGGTGTGCTTTACACAAAGTGAATAAATTGTGATGGTCTAAACTATCCCTACAGTCTATAGCAAATTTCTCACGAAGGGAAGTAATTTTTTCAACAGTATCAATTTCAGTCACCTTATTTTCTGCACACCAGTTTTCAAATAGTTGACTTACTGAAAAAATATGATGAAGTTCTAGATTTTCTTTTGAACCACATACATAACACTCATCTCGTAATTTATAATCTTTTTTAATATAATCTCTTATGTATTTTATTGGAAATCTTTTTAATTCAGACACTGTTGAAGCACCTCCCAACGTAGTTTATAGTGGGCTGGATCTCGATTAAGTCCTACTTCACCTTCTGGTAAATTTAAAACCTTACCTACCACAGTGTCTAGATTTTTAAGTTTATAATATTTTTTGATTAAATAACTTACGACTATATCATCACCTCTAGTTAAATGCTTAAAACTATTTAAATCTTCTTTTATTAGATCGAGAGCTTCTTGTTTTATCAGTAATACAGAACCAACTAAAAAATCTACACGAGCATGCTTACACCAATGATCGCGAAGATCTTTATATTTTTTAGCTTTTTCTACACCTGATTTTCCGTAAATACCTATAAGCGGTTGATTTCTCTGCACTAATTTTCTGACTAACAGTGGAGAAGGAACTAAATCATCGTCTAGTATTAGCTTATAAGGTTCTGGATACTCGTAGCAACGCAACCAGCGTTCTATACAATACTTATTTTCTTCATTATTAATAACTTCAACTTTTCGAGAACGATAATCAAACGGTTCATGGGGATTATTATTTATTACAGTTATTGGAATGGTTCGATGAAAAGCATCACATATAGCTCGAACATTATCAGGTCTTTTGTAGTTCAAAACAATTATTCTAAGCATAGATTGAAATGTTACTCATTTTCTGATGGGTATATATTGCGTATCTTACTGCATCACACGGATGAGAAGCCCAGTCATGAACTGGTTTAGGTGTTTCTGTATTTGGATTCCATTTATAGGCTGACATTGCAGAAAAAGTATGTCTTGCTCCTTCTGTGTCAAAAAATAATCGATCTTGTTCAATTAAAACTTGAATAGAGTTGATTCCATCGTTAACAGATTTAATCGCATTTTCACAATAAATGTCATAGTCATATGCAAAATCAGCCTTAACTTGTTGTGCAGCAGAGTCTATATAAATTGTATCAATATTCCATTCATTAATTTTTTCCTGTATTTCAGCTGCAAGCTCTGAAGTTGTTGATTCTTTTGAGATAAACTCATCAACGATAAAATAATTATCTCCATCTGTTCCAATTACTACAAAAACGTTTTCATCGCGATATCCTACGTCAAGTCCACCTATTACTTCTGCAAATCTTTCACCAACATAGTCACCTAAATGTTTTTCCTCATCTAAATCAAGATAAATTTGTGATTCAGTAGTAGTCCACTCACACTCATACTCTTGTAGATAAAGAGCTTTGGTAATAGATCTACGAGCTTCATCTACATCAGTTTCTGAAAGAAGAGGGTTTGCTCTCCAAGTATGTATTGAGGATGACCAATCTGGGTATTCTGGATCTTCTCCACGTAAAAAGTACTCATATAAGTAATTTCCTTTACCTCGTGGTGTAGAAATCCACAAACAACGAGAATCAGTAAAAGTAGATAAAGCAGGTCTTAAATCACGAGTGTAATATTCATCATTTGGAATAATTGCAGCTTCGTCCACAATTAAAAGATTCGC